GGGAAAAAGTCTTTGATTTGTTCCCATTGTCCATTTGTAAGTTCGTAGCGGCGTGACGTCATAGAAAATACCTCTCTCTAAATGGTTTGAGGTAATCCTACCATAAAAATAGTTTTTAGACACACCCTAGACATAAAATGTTCAAATCAATTTTAAGTATTGTAGGCGCTACTGTAAATTATGTAGCGTCTTGTTTGTTGAAAGAAGGTAAGGAGTGAGGAGAGATGAGGAAGCCACTTAGACCATGCTGTGAATTCCATTGTTATAATCTCACGCGCGAAAGATATTGTGAGGAACATAGATACAAAGAAAAGGAAACGCAGCAGGATAAGAATAGATACTATGACCGATTCAAACGAGATAAGGAGAGCACGGCTTTCTATAAATCAAAGGCATGGGAAAGGTTAAGAGAACAGGCACTAATGAGAGACAAAGGGTTGTGCCTACATTGTAAGAACAATAGAAAGATTACAGTTGCAGATATGGTTGACCATATCATTCCAATAAAAGTCGATCCAAGTTTAAAACTTAAATTAGAAAACTTACAATCACTTTGTAATCCATGTCACAACAGAAAAACAGCAGAAGACAAAAAGAAGTACGGGTAGGGGCGGGTCAAAAAACATTCAGGGCGGTCTGTCCGTACCGCCGCCCCCTCAACTTCGCAGAAAAATCCGTTTTTGCATATTTTTTTAAGGGGGTGTAATCATGGCTGGAAGAAATAAACAACCACTCTCTGTTATACAGGGAAAAGGTAGATCAAATCACATTACAAAAAGTGAGAAAAACAGACGAGAAAAACAAGAAGAAGCATTACGAGGGCATACTGATAAAATTGAAGCTCCTTCTTATTTGACCGCAGCACAAAAAAAGGAATTCGATGCTTTAGCTGCTGAATTAGTCAGATTGAAAATTTTCAGTAACTTAGATGTAGACAGTTTGGCAAGGTACGTTGATTCTAAAGACCAGTATATAAAAATGGTTCGTCTGCTAAGAAAAACAAAAGCTTCAGATGACTTTAAATTGTATTCTCAAATGCAAAGAAGTAAAAATCTTTTATTTAATGAATGCCGTTCTTCAGCTAGTGATTTGGGTTTGACCATTACATCCCGCTTAAAATTAGTTATTCCAGAAGCAGATACTTCACAACAAAAGCAAAGTGAAGCGCAAAAGCGTTTTGGTGATCGTATATGAACTGGATAATGGAACGGGTTTTTGCATATTGCGAGGATATTTTAAGTGGCAAAATAAATAGTTGTAAAAAACATCGTTGGGCCATCGAACGATTTATAAGGGATTATGAGGAGTGTCAAAGTGAAGACAGTCCTTTTTATTTTGATGGAGAGATAGCGGAGGATTTTTACTGGTTTGCAAAGGAATTTAAGCATGTTGAAGGGATTTTGGCAGGTGAATCCGTAGAATTAACTGATTTTCAATTGTTTCTAGCGGCTAATATATTCGGATTCAAAAAGAAAATAAATGGAGCTAGGCGATTTAGAAAGGCTTTTATTCAGTTAGCGCGTAAAAATGCTAAATCTCAGTTTCTTGCTATTGTAGCAGCTTTTTGTACATTTCTTGGAGATGAAAAACAACGTGCTTATATTGCCGGATGGACAAGAGACCAATCATCTGAAGTTTATGAAGCTGTAAAAACAGGGATTAGTTCTAGTGAATTGTTAGAAGGGAAATGGAAAGAAGCTTATAGTACCATTGAAATATTTAAGAATGGTTCAGTGGTAGTCCCACTTTCAAAAGAAGCTAGAAAAACTGGTGATGGTAAAAACCCGTCTCTTGGAATTGTCGATGAATATCATGCACATGAAACTGATGAAATTTATGACGTTTTATCGTCTGGTATGGTGGCAAGGAAAGAGCCGTTAATGTTTATCATAACAACAGCTGGTTTCGACTTATCAAGACCTTGTTATAGAGAGTATGAGTATGTCAGTGACATCTTAGACCCGTCAAAAAATGTAGAAAATGATGATTATTTCGTTATGATCTGTGAATTGGAAAAGAACGATGATATCAAAGATGAGTCGAATTGGATAAAAGCAAACCCAATCGTAGCTACATATGAAGAAGGTTTGGAAGGTATACGTTCAGATTTGAAAGTTGCTCTTGATAGACCTGAAAAGATGAGGGCCTTTTTAACCAAAAACATGAATATTTGGGTCGATAAAAAGGACAACGGATACATGGATATGTCAAAATGGCAAAAATGTGAAGTAGATAACCTTGATTTTTCAGGTGCAACTCTTTGGATAGGTGGCGACTTATCAATGACAACGGATTTAACCAGTGTCGGTTGGGTTGGAATGGACGATGAAGGTGATTTTATTGTTGGACAACATTCATTTATGCCTAAAGCACGTTTGAAAGAAAAGATGGCTATAGATAAGGTGCGTTATGATTTATGGGCCGAACAAGGATATTTGACTTTAACGCCTGGTGAAATGGTTGATTATACAATTGTTGAGTCTTGGATAGAAAACTTTTCAAAAGACAAAGAAATTCAAGAGTTTGATTACGATAAATGGAATGCGTTACATCTAGCGCAAAATTTAGAGAATAAAGGGTTCGTTTGTGTAGAAATCCCTCAAAGGATTGCTAATTTATCCATTCCAACTAAAACTTTTCGAGAAAAAGTATACGAAAAGAAAGTTAAACATAATGGAGATCCAGTCCTTTTTTGGGCGCTTAATAATGCTGTTGTTAAAATGGATGATCAGGAAAACATTATGATTTCGAAAAAAATAAGTAAAAATCGTATTGATCCAGCAGCAGCGGTATTAAATGCGTTTGCTAGGGCTATGTATGGAGCGAGTGTTAGGTTTGACGTATCTGAATTTGCGAATAAAGACTTTCTAGGCAAGTTATGGAACTAGGGAGGGGGTGAACATGTGAAGATAGTGGATTCTGTTAAAAAGTTCTTTAATTTTGAAAAACGCCAAACGTCGCAGGTAATAGAGTTGAATAAAGACGATGAAAAATTATTAGAATGGCTAGGGATTTCTCCAAGTACTATTAGCGTTAAAGGAAAAAATGCTTTAAAAGTTGCTACAGTCTTTGCTTGTATCAAAATACTATCTGAATCCGTATCAAAGTTACCATTGAAAATTTATCAGGAAGATGAATATGGAATCCAACGCGGTACAAAGCATTATCTCAACAATTTACTGAGACTAAGGCCTAACCCGTATATGTCCAGCATGAACTTTTTCGGATCATTAGAAGCGCAAAAAAATTTATATGGCAATAGCTACGCTAACATAGAGTTTGATAGAAAAGGTAAAGTCCAAGCGTTATGGCCGATAGATGCTTCTAAAGTGACAGTATACATTGATGACGTTGGTTTATTAAATTCCAAAACTAAAATGTGGTATGTAGTAAATACGGGTGGACAACAAAGAGTGTTAAAGCCAGAAGAGATACTGCACTTTAAAAACGGAATAACTCTTGATGGTCTTGTCGGTGTTCCTACAATGGAATATTTAAAGTCTACATTAGAAAATTCAGCTTCAGCTGATAAATTCATAAATAACTTTTACAAACAAGGGTTACAGGTAAAGGGATTAGTTCAATATGTCGGTGATTTAAATGAAGATGCGAAAAAGGTTTTCCGAGAAAATTTCGAATCAATGTCTAGCGGTCTTCAAAATAGTCATCGTATTGCATTAATGCCAGTAGGATATCAATTCCAGCCTATATCCTTAAATATGTCAGATGCTCAATTCCTTGAAAATACTGAGCTTACTATTAGGCAAATCGCTACTGCATTTGGTATTAAAATGCATCAATTAAACGATTTGAGTAAAGCGACTTTAAATAATATTGAACAGCAGCAACAACAATTCTATACCGATACATTACAAGCGACTTTAACAATGTATGAGCAAGAAATGACGTATAAGCTATTTTTAGACAGTGAGTTGGATAAGGGGTTTTATTCAAAATTCAATGTAGACGCTATTTTAAGAGCGGATATCAAAACGAGATATGAAGCTTACAGAACGGGTATTCAAGGCGGTTTCCTTAAACCTAACGAAGCTAGAAGTAAAGAAGATTTACCACCAGAAGCTGGTGGGGATCGTTTACTTGTTAATGGAAATATGTTGCCGATTGATATGGCTGGACAGGCATATTTGAAGGGAGGTGATACTAATGGAGAAGTCAGCAAAGAAGGAAATGAAGGAAATTAGAGCTTTGCCAATGACTATTGAAGTCCGTGAAATTAATGAGGACGAGGGAAAACGTACAATTTCGGGATCGATAAAATATAACAATGAAAGTGCCGAAATGCGTGACTGGTGGGGCGATACTTTCGTAGAAGAGATTGCTGAGGGAGCTTTTGATGAAAGTTTAAAAGTTCGTGATGTTGTAGGTTTATGGTCTCACGACACATCTCAAGTATTAGGAAATACTAAAAGTAAAACTTTACGAATCGAAAATGACAAGAAAGAATTACGATTTGAATTAGATATTCCTAATACAACTGTTGGGAATGACGCATGGGAATTAATTAAGCGTGGAGATGTTGATGGAGTTTCTTTTGGGATGAAGGTTACAAAAGACAAATGGTCATCGGAAGAACGTGAAAATGGAAAGCTTTATAAGCGTTCGATTTTAAATGCTGAACTATATGAAATATCACCGGTTGCATTCCCTGCATATCCAACGAATGAAGTAAGTGTACGTTCATTGGATGATTTTAAAGCTGGAGAAAAGCGAGTAGCTGATGAGTTTAGGAAAAGAAAACTACAAATCGAACTAGAGCTTATATAAGGCTCTTTTTTTATTGATAAATTTAAGGAGTGATTTGAATGTCAAAAGAATTACGTGAATTATTAGCTAAGTTAGAAGGGAAAAAGGAAGAAGTGCGCTCTCTTATGGGAGAAGATAAAGTGGCAGAAGCAGAACAAATGATGGAAGAAGTGCGATCACTTCAGAAAAAAATTGATTTACAACGCTCATTAGATGAAGCAGAAACGGAAGAACGAAATAATGGAAGAGAAGTTGAAACACGTAATGTAGATGGTGAAATGGAATACCGCGATGTGTTTATGAAAGCATTACGCAATAAACCATTAAATGCTGAAGAACGTGAATTTCTTGAGGATGATTTAGAAAAACGCGCAATGTCTGGATTAACTGGGGAAGATGGAGGGCTTGTTATCCCTCAAGATATTCAAACAAAAATCAATGAATTATCTCGTTCTTTTGATGCACTTGAGCAATATGTGACTGTTGAGCCAGTGCGTACACGTTCAGGATCAAGAGTGTTAGAGAAAAATTCAGAAATGATTCCGTTTGTTGAAATCACTGAAATGGGCGAAATTCCAGAAACTGATAACCCGAAATTCTCAAATGTACAATATGCAGTGAAGGACAGAGCGGGTATTTTACCGTTATCTCGTTCATTGCTTCAAGATAGTGATCAAAACATCCTAAAGTATGTAATTAACTGGTTAGGTAAAAAATCTAAGGTTACACGTAATGTGTTAATCTTGAACGTAATCGAAAAGTTAACAAAGCAAGCAATCAAATCTCTGGATGACATTAAAGATGTATTAAATGTTAAATTAGACCCAGCGATTTCACCGAATGCAATTTTACTTACAAATCAAGATGGGTTTAATTACTTAGACAAATTAAAAGATAAAGATGGAAAATATATTTTACAGTCAGACCCAACGCAAAAAAACAAAAAACTATTTGCTGGTACAAATCCAGTCGTTGTTGTTTCAAATCGTTTTTTTAAAACAAAGGGAACTACAAATAAAAAAGCTCCACTTATTATCGGGGATTTAAAGGAAGCTATTGTTTTATTTAAACGTGAAGATATGGAACTAGCTTCTACAGATGTAGGTGGTAAAGCATTCACTCGTAATACATTAGATTTACGTGCAATTCAACGTGATGATGTACAAATGTGGGATAATGAATCAGCAGTTTACGGAGAAATCGATTTAAGCGCTCCTGTTGAACAACCTCAAGGGTAAACTAGGGAGGCATTTGAATGCTTGTTACCTTAGAAGAAGCTAAAGAATGGATTCGAGTGGATGGGGACGACGACCAAACTATCACTATGTTAATTAAAGCGGCTGAATTATATATTTACAAAGCAACTGGCAAAACATTCACTCAAACAAATGAAGATGCTAAGTTGCTTTGTTTATTTTTGGTTGCCGATTGGTATGAAAACCGACTACTTGTAGGAGAAAAAGCCAGTGAAAAAATCAGAACCATTGTTCAGAGTATGATATTACAGCTCCAATATGCTCCAGAGCCTCAGGAGGAAAGAGAATGAATCCTGCAAAATTAGATAAACGGCTTACATTTCAAGTAAAAGATGAAAATGCAAGAGGGCCTGACGGTGATCCGATAGATGGATATAAAGATGATTTTACCGTATGGGGCTCTTTCGTTTATTTAAAGGGAAGAAAATACTTTGAAGCAGCCGCAGCTAATAGTGAAATCCAAGGTGAAACAGAAATCCGATATCGCGCTGATGTGAATGCTGATATGAAGATTAAGTATAAGAACGTAATTTATGACATTATTTCGGTTATTCCAACTGAAAAACACACTTTATCAATCATGTGGAAGCGTGGTGAAATGAATGGCTGATGGTGTTGATTTTTTAGGTTTTGACCGCCTGATATCAGAATTAGAGCAGATGGGTTTACGTGGAGAAAAGATTGAAGATAAAGCCCTTGCAGCTGGTGGTGAGCAAATTCGAAAAGCCATTGCGGAAAGAAGTGAACCGAGGAGTTCAAGTCCTAAGAAACCGTCCAAAAGTGAACCTTGGCGTACAGGCCAACATTTGCTTGATAATATACGAGTTACGAAGGCACGAATGGAAAATGGTGTTAAAACAATCAAGATTGGAATAGACAAAGCGGATCGTTCTCCATATTTCTATGGAAAATTTTTAGAGTGGGGTACTTCTAAAATGCCGGCACATCCATTTATAGAACCAGGTTTTAACGCTTCTAAAGCTGATGCGGTACGTGCTATGACAGACATCTTGAAGAACGAGATGAGGCTGAATGTATGATAAATTTACGACCTGAAATCGTGCAAGCTCTTGAATATAATCAGGAGCTTGTTTCTTTATTAGGTGGAAAACGTATTTATTATCGAAAAGCCAAAAATGCTGAAGAGTTTCCACGGATTACATTTTTTGAATTAGACAATAGACCAGATGGGTTTTCGGATAATGAAGAAAGTGAAAGTGAAATCACATTTCAAATCGATATTTGGTCAAAAGGCAGCACAACAGCGATCCATAAAAAAGTGAATGAAATTATGAAAAGTATTGGTTTCTCACGTTATGCGGTTGCTGATTTATATGAAGATGATACACAAATTTTTCATTACGCGATGAGATTCGCAAAAGGAGTGGAATTATAAATGGCTGGAGAAGTTGTAAGAATTAGTTCAACGGTTGGTGTAGACAATCTTGTATATGCGAAAGTTTTACAAGATGATTCGTCTGCTATTAAATATACAGATGTAAAGAAAATGGAAGGTGCTGTAAAGGTTAAATTAACTAAAAAAGTAGCTTCTGAGGTTATGTGGAGCGATAACAGAAAATCAGAGATTGCAGAATCTGATGGCGAAACTGAAGTGGAGATTGAGGTTCGAGGACTTTCACTTTCTACAAAGGCTGACATTGAAGGGTTTCCAGAAGTAAAAGATGGCGTTTTAGATGAGAAACGTGAAGGTGAGAAACCATATTTAGCTATTGGTTTCCGATTCTTAAAAGCTAACGATAAGTATCGATATGTTTGGTTATTAAAAGGGAAACTTTCACAAGAGGAAGAAGAAGCTGAAACAAAAAAAGACAAACCGAACTTCCAAACGACAAAATTGAAAGGTTCCTTTATTGAACGTGATTTTGATGATAGAACTAAGTTTACAGCCGATGAAGATGAACCAACGTTCACAAAATCAGTTGGAGATAATTGGTTTAATAAAGTATATGAAAAACCAGTGACACAACCACCAGCAGGAAAGTAAGAGGGAGCAAAAGCTCTCTCTTTTTTATTAAATTTAGGAGGGAAAAACTATGAAATTAACATTAATGATTAATAAAGAAAAACAAACTTTTAATATGCCAGAATT